TTTCTCCAGCGACATAGATACTTGATCGCGTTCGCCTCGCAAAACGGGATGCTGTTGGCGTGGATGAACTCGATCGGCTGGATCGGCAGATTCTTGTAGTGATCACCACCGATTTGAATATCACTTGCTTTCACTTCAGAGCCAGACATAGTTTCTCGATCTCTTGGATGTAATACGAAAAGTCCACGGGCAGCACGGCGTCCTCGATGTTGTTGCAGACCTGCACGTTCCACCCGCTCTCGACGCCGATCTTGCGCCAGTCGGTCTTGCCTTTCAGAGGCGGCATCCACTTTAGCAGCGGCTTGCCACCCTTGGCGATGTAGTACCTCGTCGTGTTCTGCACCTGCTGCTCACCCCACTGGAGGTAACTGCTCCTTGGCACCTTGGCCCGCAGCATAAAGTCCATCCTGTCGGGCCAGTTCTCGACCGTCTCGCGGATCGACACCCCTTCGATCAGCACCTTCTCGGCCACCTTGGGGACCACCAGCGCCCCGGCGTTCTGGTGCCATAGAGCGTTCCACTCGAAAGCACCCTTGCGCTTGACTCCGCCGCTCTCGTAGTGGCCAATGTAGTTGTTCACATCACGAATAAACATCGAGCGGTAGATCGCCTGCTCCAGCACCAGCCCCGTCAGGCTTATCCACCAGTCGCACACGCTCTCGACCTGCTGCACTTGGGCACGCGGCACGCGCACAGTGGCCCCGTCGGTGTTGACCTGGGTTAACTCCAGACCCTCAATCTCCATCAGGCGCTCGGCCAGCAGGCACAGCAGCAACTGGCCATTGAGCGTGATCGACATGGTGAACAGCGGATCGTAGAACGGGCTGAACTGGTTGTTGCTGTCGCCGTACACGCCATTCAGTGCGAGCTTGAGCATCGCAGACTCGGCAGACTTCTTCGGGTACTGCTTGCGCTGCTCAAACAGGGTCTTGTAAATCTCGCAGAACCGCTCGCCCAGATGCTGTGGGTACAGCGAGTTGGTGATGGCAAGGTTCGGGTAGTACGAGGCCACATCGAGGTCAATGATGGCGTGATCCTCGTCGGCACTAATCACCCGGTTCTCAACCGACCCGTGGATACCACCAAGGCCAAAGACGAAGGTGAACCCGTTCACGGTCGCTGTCAGATCCGTGAACACGCCCTTGGTTTCCGTGATCACCTGCGACTTGAGCCAGGTCAGCACCCGGTTGAACTCGGGCTGCTGAAACGTGATCCACGGCAGGATGGCGTCAGCCAGCGCGATCTGCGGCCTGGGTGTCTGGCGAGGGGTGCGTCCGTCGTTGCCGAACTCGTAGCACGGCACGCCCGCGTCCTCCAGACGCATGACGAAATACTCCTTGCCGATCTTCGTATCGTTGAAGTTGAGCCAGTCCTTGCCGGGGTACTTGCGGCACAACTCCTCGCGGAACGCGATCATGTCCTTCGTGTGCCCGTAGAACATCCGCGTGGCGGTGACATCGTGCTGGTTGTAGCGCTTCAGTATCTGCGCCTGATCGACGGTTAGCGTAGTGCCCACCTTGAACGGCAGATCCTCGATGCTGTCCATGCGAAGGTTGAACTCCAGCGCCTTCAGGCTCGTGCTGCGGGCCTTGTTGTCGAAGTGATGGACCTTGTACAGGTCAATCTGCTCGACGTAGCGATCCGTAGGCTTGACGCTGTGCGCCCACTTGTCGCTGTCCTGCGCGGCGATGATGGCCTGCGCCTTGTTGTACAGGGTCGCAGCGTCACTGCGACCCATCTGCATCAGGGTGTGCAGGATCGGGTAGTCGAACCCAATGTTGTTGAAGCCCACCATGCGCGACTTCGTGTCAGCGAGGTGGCGCACGAACTCGACAATCTGCCGCGAGTCGTTACGCCAGTCGCTGATCTCGAACATCCACCGCAGCCCACTGTCCGCGTGCTGCACGGCCATGGTGAAGGCGTTGGGAAATGTCTCAAGGTCATACACGAAGTCGCGCACAGCCTTACTGCGCCATCATGAACGGGGGTAGGCCCATCGAGGGAGCAGCGGGCGCGGCAGGCGCAGCGGCTACAGCGCCAAACATGCCCGACACATCGACAGCGCCCTCACCGAACGCCTTACCATCCCCAGCAAACTGAATGGCCACGAGATCCGCACGAACACCGCGCCCGTGCTTGTTCTCCTGAAGCCAAGGCTTCACAGCCACGTTGACACGACAGCCGCCGTACATCTTGCGGGTCAGGGCCTGGTACGCCATCGTGTTGCTCTGGTCGATCGGCGTGCCGTCCGCTTGGATGATCTGCGGCGGGGTGTCGCGGCCAGCAGTGATGAACACATTGCCAGCATACCCGTCGTAGGGCTGGAAGGTCTTGCTGTTGACCTTCTGGTTGCCATCACCGAAGCAGCGCAGCTTGCGATCCGCCTGGATCATCTGCATGACCTGAGCGGCGTGCTCCTTCCACTTCGCAAGGCCCATCTCGTTGACCTTGGTCATGAACTGCTTGAACCCGGCGTGATCGACCGGCATGATGAAATCAGCGGAATACGACAGGCGCTCCTTTCCAGTCTCGGGCGAGACACGCTTTTGCGGCTCGACGAGGTGAGGGAACGACAGGCGCACGTTGGACAGAAAGACGACATCAGACATTACAGTTACTCCAAAGGTTAGGATTACTTCAACCACGCCGGAACATCCGGCTCAATTGCGCTAAACAGCGGCGCAACGTTCGTTTCGATGGCAGGCCGGGAGTCGGAGGCCAGAGCGACCACGGGCTTGCCGGTCGTCCAGGCCACATACTCCTTGCCCATCATCTCGATCTGGCGCTCGGTCAACTTGACCTCACTGCCGTCACGTTTCTTCCAGACCAAATTTTCGGCCTGTGCTGGCGACACCAGGCTCGTCTTGTAGACCGATGCCTTGGGGACGCCCATCTTGATCAACTTCTCTGCGATCTGATCCTCGGGCAGGCTCCACGAGCGCGAACCCTTACCCTTGACCAGCTTCAGCCCTGCGATCTGCTGGCCTGCGTCAAGGCGGCGCTGCGCCTCCTTCTCGACACCCTCGATCAACTGACGCATCAGCGGCGCTGCTTCCATGATCGCCACGATGCGCTCATCAGACATGGCAGCAGGATCTTGTTTCGCCGCACTGCCTGCCAGATCAAGGCCCGCATCGACCACACTGAGTGCCTTGTTCGCCAGTGCATTGCACGCTCCCTTCGCAGGACACCATTTGCACTGCACCTCACCGGGCACGAGCGGTGCATTAGGCGCATCGGTGGCCGCAGCCTGCGCCTTGATCGTCTCCACCACCTCGCCCAGCACCTTCTCGACGGGGTAGTCCACCGAGCGGATCGCCTCACCGCCAAGCAGCGCGAGCTTCGGCTGGATCACGGTCATGCGAACCGTGCGATAGGGCACACTGTCGAGTTGCGCCAACACGCCAACGGCGTACTGCTCCATCTGGAGGATCGCCGAGTGCCAGGCGTCGGCCATGCCATCCTTGAAGTCGATCAACTCGACCAACTCATCGAACTGGTCATGGATCTGAACGTCAACCGTACCCGACAGATCGCTGCGCCCGGTCAGGCTGAACGGATCCACGCGCTTCTCGCTCATCACACGGGCTAATCCCATCGAGCGATCCACACGCTGCTTGATGTAGTCGGTGGCGATAGCCACACGCAGGGCGCGGCCCTCCTCGACCTTGAACTCACCCTCGTGATCAGTGATCGTCTCACCGATCATGGTCTGAGGCTCGACCCTGAGCGTGATGCAGTGCTCAAGCAGCGAGTGGGTGTGAGTGCCGTCGATCGCAGCAGGCCCGGACGGAGGATCGGGATACTTCGCCTCTTCCCGAATCGAGCCGGGGCAGAGCGACCAGCGGATGCGCTTGCTGGGCGACAGGGTGGCGTGACTCATTTCAGCGCCTCAACACCAGCGAACAGGGCACCGTAGTGCTCCGGCTTCACATCGTTGATATTCTGATAGCCCAGGCCAACGAGCACCTGCTGGATCTGAGCACCCTTCTGAGCACCGAGCGCCTTGTAGGACGACATCACATAGTCAATCAGTCCCTTCGGATCGCTGAACGGCGCAGTGGGTGCGGCGACAGCGGGCGTGGGCGCGACGACGGGCTGGAACGTCGGCGGCGCGGGCATGGCGACAGCAGGAGCAGGTGCGGCCAGAACAGGAGCAGCGACGGGTGCGGGCGCAGAAGCCGCAGCAGCCGGTGCCTGCTTCATGGTTGCAATCAGTTCCTGCACGGCTGCGGTCAGGGCTTCAATCTTCGTTTCGAGTGACATATAAACTCTCTTTCTTCGGTTGGGCTGGGGGTTGGATTACAAGACGATCTTCAAGCCACGCATCAACGAACTCGCGCACCACCTCGGACGATCCGCCGAAGCGGCGTGCCTTGGCGCGGAATTCCTGGTGCGTTTGCATTGGGATTCGCACGGTGAGGAAAACAGTTTTCTTGTTCATGGGTTGCAATCATAGCACAGAATCTGTACAGTGCAAGTACCCCGTGCAACTGGAGAGACAATGAAAGCCGGAGATTGGGTCAGGCACAAGAAGATTGAGCAGGCGCTGTACGTCGAGCGCGTGAACGACGACGGTACGGTCTGCGTGCGTTCGCCAGCAGCGGATGGCTGGCCGTTCCCGGTGAGCCTGACGATGGAGCGCAGCGAGGTGCGTATCATCCGTGCGCCCAAGCAGGCGGATGATGACTTCGAGGAGGCACCATTTTGAAGGTTTACAAGAGATGCGACGCGCAATGCTACAAGTGCAATCAGTGCAGGGAATTTGAGAAAGTTGTTGAGGAGATTGATCTTGAACGAGTCAGCAAGCAGCAGCGAAAAGAACAAGCCGACAAAGAGCGAAACAAAGATGCCCCTAACCGATGAAGAACTGTCGGAACTCTGGCACCAGGCCAAGGAGCAGCCGTTCAGGTTCGCTAGGCTTGTCGAGCAGGCGCACGGCGTGAGGAGCAGACGGTGAGTGAAAACACAGTGATGCCCGCCGCCAGTGGCGAAGTCTACTGGCGCGATCCTAGCGAGGAACCGCCGCCTCGCGGGGTCAAGTTGTTGATCCTGACCAGCGGGGGCGTTGCGGCCATTGGCGATTGGGTGGATGACAGCAACTTCGTGGCGTGGTCGCCGCTGCCGAGGAAAAGAAAATGAGTGATGACATGCACACATGCAGTCCGCTCTGTGAGCGCCCGATCTGCGTGGCAGTCAGGAAAGCTGTGGAAGCCGAGCGCGAGGCGTGTGCCCTGCTGTGCGAGAGGATCAAGCTGAAAGGGCGCGAGGTCTTTGCAGACGCCATCAGGAGCCGAAATGAGTCTCAGTGATCGCGTACTGTCGCTGCTGCGCGACGGCCCCATGACGACCGAG